AATCTTGCTTGCAAACTCACCAACAGATCTAACATTGGCTGTGCCTTCAGTTCCAAGATAAGCAGGGAAAGCAACACCAACAGAAACTTCGTGAATGTTCACACGCTTCAGAACACGCTCATTAGCGTTCAACCAAACATCGCCACCAGCAGGAACACGGAAACCAAAACTGAACCCTGTTACATCCCCGCGCTGAATACTAACAACCGCATCACGCCCCGCCTGAGTGTTAGGCAAATTGGCATCAACATAAAGACCGCGTTCATCTTCAGCAAGCTTTAGAGTGCCTGCACGGGTAGAACCCAAAACGATGCTTGTATCGTGATTCCACAAAAGTTTGATGTCGTTGCGTGATTTCAAAGAATCCATAAACGCACCACGCTCAATAGTTTCAGTGAAAGGCAAAGGCTGAGAAGGTGAATTGAAAACTGCTGCATAACCACGCAAAGTCATTCCATCGCCTTCAGCACGAATCTCTAAATCCTGAAAAGCAATACGCTGTTCAATACCTTTCTGAACACGCTCACCGCGTTGAGCTAACTCAGCAACTTTAGAAGGTTCAACAAAACGCACAGAATCTTCTTCCATCATCGGATCAACAGAATCCATAGGTTCAACAGGTTCAACCACTTCACTAATCTTTGAAACAATCTCAGTCAAACTAGCAACAACCTTCAACACATCAGCCTGCAACTCACTGATTTCATCCATCAACAAACTACGCTGATCAGACTCAGTAGATGGCAAATCTTCAGGGGCATAAACATTCTCTACACCAGCCTTAATGTATGCGCTTCTCGCTTCAGCATTATTTTCAACCACAAAAACCACTTCCAAACCATCAGCCAACAAACCTGAAGCAACCGCACCCTTGTATTGTGCTGAAGCATCCGAATCATCGGGTTGCATAATCAACTTTTCATATTGCACATTAAGTTTATCTAACAATGCAATAGTTTCTTCACGATCCTTTTCGTGCCTACCAGTAACCACATACAAAGGAACATTCTGCTCTTCAATCCAGGTGTAAACTTTTTCGTTCAACCCACCTGAAACAAACAAAGTATCATCAAAATCAGACACACCAACCTGATCGCCTAAAGCACGCACACTATCAACTTGCTCTAAACCGTTCACCCAAGATTGACCTGCATCGCCACCCCACGCATCCCACGCCACACGCCCCGCACTAGGGAAACCGTCTTCACCAGAACTAAAACCCGTTGCCTGTTTATCAACTTCGTGCCTAGCGAAATACTGCAACATTCTGTTTACAACATCAGCAGAAACATCAGAACCTGAAGCTAACTGTTGCGCACGCGCTCTACCAACCGCAGTAAAACCAGAACCTGCATAACCTTCAGTGATCCACTTCAACGCTCTCTTCGCAGCATCCTGAACACCCTGCGGGGGACTGTAAGAACCTGAAGCAACTGCACGCTTCAACTCACCACCAGCAGGAATGTTCTCAGCCAAACTAACTGCAACCATCTGAGCAATAGCCTGAGTCTTAGTTTTATGTTTACCAAGAACAGTGCCATCATCCTTGACTGTATTCCAACCAGAATCAACTTGTTCAATAAAGTAAGGCATTAGTCCTGTTTCTGAATCATCACGCCAAGGCTATAAGTCCCTGAGCTAGTTCTCGCATAAAGAGCATCACCTGGATCAAGAGTCAACTGCAAAAGTTCTGAAGAATCAATATGAATTGACTCACCCGCAACCAAAGAAGCACCGCCAAGATAAATAAGGCGATTATTTGTGTTCTCAAGATTATGCAAACTGATTCTTGTAGGTTGAATATCTGGGGAAACAACCTGCACCAAAGCAGTTCCAACCGAAATAGCGGTTTGAGTTATTGGCATTTATTCCCCCGTTTCGTAACTACCATCAGGCACAGTAGTTGGATTCTGCAACTGAACTGAAGGCAAACCAGTATGCGCAATCTTAGGCAGACCCAAAACAGTCAAAACATCTTCAGGAACAAAACCTAAACCAATAAGTTTCTGTGCCATCGCAACCTTAGTTTCATTCTCAGTTAGAGAAGCCGCACTAATATCAACATTTGTTAGTGGAACACGAACAACATCGCCACCATCAATCGGGCGCATATTCTCTTTACGCCTAACTTCATTAGCAGAGAACACACCATTTTGAAGCATCTTTGCATAACCTTCAATGCGGGTAGCATAATCGCCACGAAGCAGATCATCAGTGTTGAAAGCTAGAAACGCATAATCAGGTAGCAGTGTGCTGAAAGCATCTTCAAGTTTTGCCAACCAAGGTCTAAGAGTGTGAGTAACAAACGCAATTTGTTTCTGCTCAATACTGTTGTAACTCTGACCACCATTATTCAAACCGATCATATCGGTAGGAACACGATAAGCGCGGGCGATGTCTTCAACTGCAAGCCTGCGAGAGTCAAGCATTTGAGCTTCATCGTTAGCAACCTGTGTAGGTTTGAAAGTTGCACCACCAGAAAGGATGCCCGTCTTGTGTGCTTTACGGTAACCCTTGTGTTGGCGGTCAAAACTTTTCGCAAGGTTCTCTGCCTGATCTGCGGTCAAGATACCTGGAAATTCAATTACGCCCTGTGTTAGTGTGCCTTGACCAAAGAAACGGGAAGCAAAAGATTCTAAAGAAATTGCAAGCCCAATGTTTTCCTTCAAAGTATCAATAGGCGATCTGCCACGCAAATCACCTGCAAGCAAAATAGAACCCGCAATATGTAAAACATCATCAGTAGAAAGTTGCTTACCTGCTTCACCTGTGTAAGTGAAAATCTTTTGACCCAAAGAATTACGGGAAACAGTAACTGCCTGCGGATTCAAAACCATCATATTCAGAACAGAACCAGATTCATCCCTGAAAATTCTTACAAAAGCATTACCATCAGTCAGCAAGCTAATCAAAGTCTGCTGCCAAAATGCGACACTAGGAATCATCACATCAGGTTTGATAACCCAAGCAGGGCGTGGGCGGTAAGGTGTAGCAATACCATCACGCCTAATGTAAGTATCAACAGGCAACGCAGAAATAGTATCTGAAATCAACGATACACAAGCCCAAACAGCATTTACAGAAAACGCAGTGTTGTAATCAACATACGCTGAAGATTGTGTTTCATAAGATGTTAGATCACCTGCACCCCAAATACTTTGAAACGAGATAGCACGATTCTCACCCGAAAGATTACCTAACATTATTTACCGCTCTTTTCCCACGCCAAACCAAATAACAAAAACCCTGCACCAAACGCCACAACACCAGCAGGAAGAAAGATTAGTGAAATACCTGTTGCGATAACCGCAATCCCAAATGCTTGCAAAATTGTTGGTAGCAAAGTCATCCTTAGAAAATGTAAAACTCTGGAATAATATCCATTTCTAGTTTAGTGGTTGCACGGTCATAAGCAATAACAAAAGCAACAGCAGCGTCAATCTTTCGGCTACTATTACGCGATTCCTTCACAATCCTTGCACCCATACTGTCTATCTTCAACATACAGTTATCAAGATGACGGGCAAGCAAAGGATCACCATCGTGCGTAAGAGTAGCTTCAGTAACAGAATCAAAAACCTTTTGGCAAGCAGGGATCATTCTGCGTGGGCTAGTAGAAGGCCATTCCACGATAGGCAAACCCAAATCTTGAAGCACCGCCATAGATCTCTGCCACCTAAACGGGTCAAACGCAATCTCTTTCACATTACGATACTTTTGGCAAAACATCTTTATAGTTTCTTCAACTTCAATCGTATCCACACGCCAATCAGTATTATCAGTAGGTTGCTTCTCCCACGCCTTCACCAAAAAAATGTGTGGCTTATCTTCCTTAGTCTTAGGGATAGTAACCCCCACAATCGCAGTAGTGTCCCCGCTAAACGATCCATCAACACCCAAAACAATCTCAGCCAATTCATCAATAACAACATCAGCCTTCAAAGTTTCCCAAACACCAGCAGGCAACCACGCGTTCTGACTGCTCACCCACTGATTACATCTCTTAGTTCTAAACTCTGCTTCAGGTGTGCGCTTAACCATAGACTCAAAATCAGCCTTAGAATTCAAATCCCCATAACCTGGATTAGCCAACATCCAAGTTTGTTCATCCCTATGATCTGAATCAAGGGGCGCTTCCCACCACGCCATATAAAAACTAGGATCATCAATCTCACCGCGTGCAACCTTTTGCCCATACTGATACAACTGGTAAGCAGTGCTATCCTGAC